TCTTGCCGAGGGATGAAGCATATTGCGGGGCAACGCCGACCGAATGCGTGCCCCTCTTGGGCAAGGCGGTGTCGTCGACAATCAGCCACGATCGTGTACCGCCCACCAGGCGATCGGCGTGGTTGAGGAGAGACAGAGAGATGGAAGAAATGGGAAGAGAGGTAACCCGGCATATCGTGGGATAGTCGGGGATACCGTGGGACGCATGAAAGGTTGATACGCCTGAGTTTAAGCCGTCACAGAGGATCGCTTAGCAACATCTCAGTGAGGGAGGCCGCATTACCTACCCGTAATCATCTAACTGTCGCACAAGGCCCTCGGACAAGAGGTTTGGAAGCGTAGTTGGTTTTGAACCAGAGGCTTTAAAGGTGTTTTAAAGCCGTTCAAGAGGTGACAGAAATTTCGGTACACCTTACTTGGCCACGTAGTTCTGCGCTGTCTTGGAGACAATCAGCGCGTTCATTGGTCCGCTGCCGTTTCATCCCTTCCGTCTCTAGGATCGTAGTCTAATTGAGGTACTGCGACCCGCTGCACATTAGAGGATCGTATCTCCGCAGCAATTTTCTGCGCGCGCAAGTTCGCAGCAGCTTCATCGATAGGACGCAAGCCGTCACAGACTAGGACAGATGAAGATAAGTCTTCACTCGTCAAGTATGGTGAGCCGCTCGAGGCAATCAATTTACTCCATGCACACGCCTGAACCTGATTTGGTCTTACGGAACCACCAGAACCGCTGTCAGGATCATGCGCTCCAGCAATCAAATGGAACACAACATCTTTCTGAGCTTTAAAGTCTGATGCCATTGCATTGATATACTGCCTAACGAACAAATCCTGATCAGATTTGCAGCCAGATCGATTTTTCCAACTACCGCAAGTTGCGAGGTAAGATTTTGCCTCAGAGTAAGCTTGCTTGTCTTGGCGTGGGACAGGAAAATCGGCAGCGGAAGCGATCGAATGACCAGAGAATTCACCACTTATACACAGGAGAAAAGAAATAAAAATCTTGCACTGTCGAATATCTACCATGAACTTATCCAATTTGATCGATGTTAGATTTGATAAATGAGATCGTACCTATGACATTCTCTGCATCTTATAGATGACGCGGCCTATGATGGTGATGGTGTCGTTGTCCTGAGGTTTGCCCCAAGAAAAACGGTCCTCTCCTACGCGCTCTGTAGGATAGCGATCATTGTCCGCGATGATGTCGATATGACCGTCTACGGAAAAAGACAGGCGTTTCACAAGAAAATGTCCGTCTGAAACAAATACATACACGCCATTCAGATATCCGCTCTCTCTGGTGTGCACCAAGACGCGGTCATGGGGCATTAAAGTTGGCGACATACTATCGCCAGCTACGCGGACCATGACCGTATCCTTTGGTGTTACCCTGAGATCGTCAAAAATCTCCCGTGGCAATCCAATCTCTTCATAGTGACCCAGCTCATCGACCATCGCGCCATACCCAGCGCTAGCGGCTACGTCTGGATATGAGCGGATCATGGCGACATCGGCACGAGCGGGCTTTGAAACCGGCGCAGGCGCGGAAGCCTCGCCTTCGCCGAAGAGCAGCCAACGCAACGAGATATTACAAGCGTCCGCTATCTTCTCGATAACGCTCAGCTTCCATTCGCTCCCGTTTTGATAGGTGCTGATAGTGGTTGTGCCGAGGCCTGTTTTCTCGGCAACCGCCGCGTTCCCCCCAGATGAACGTACGCATTCACGTAGTCGGGAAAAACGCTTTTCCGTTTCCCACTTCCGATCAAGATCTGGGAAATTTGGCGCAGCCATCTGTTTATCCGATAAATCCATCGCAAAATCAGGCACTTAATAGCCAAACAGAACGGAAAGGCGTTCGAAAGATCTGGGAAGTGTGCGGTGTATACGCTTTTGCGTTGACAGAAGTACGGTTTCGCGTATTCTCACGTCGTTCTCTCTCGTCTCGTTCACGCGTTTCGGAGTGAAAAATGAAGCCGGGTGGCAGCCCGGCTGTTTTGAAGGAGTCTCCTTATGGCACAGAAGCCATGCGGAATGCACGCGGAAGACATCCGTGCTGCGATCCGCAAAAAGTACGGCACTATGGCTGCGCTGAGCCGCGAACTGGGCAAGCATCCCAATACGGTTGCCACTGTGATCAGCCAGCCTGGGCATTCCATGATCGTGGAGCGCAAGATTTGCGAAGCGCTGGGTTTTGAGCCCCATGTCGTTTTTCCAGACCGTTATCAATATGACGGCGCTCCTGTCTCCACGCGTATGGCCAGAACCAATACGGCTTTGCGGGCGGTCGATCTCCGTAGAAACGGAGCGACAGCATGAACGTCCAGGAGATTGCGATCGAGTTGATCGACATGGGTGACCGCCTGCGTTCGATCGACACGGATTATGTCTCATTCCTTGCCGCGAGCATCGAAGAGCACGGGCTTCGCCAGCCGATCGAGCTGCGCAAGATCGGGCGTAGTGGGAAGTATGAGCTGATCTCAGGCGGACATCGCCTGAACGCTGCGATCTCGCTTGGCCATGAAGCCATCATGGCGTGTGTGGTCGTGGCCAACGACCTTCAGGCGCAGCTGCTTGAGATCGACGAAAACCTCTTTCGTCGCGAGCTCTCGCCGCTGGACCGTGCCACGTTTCTTGCTCGCCGCAAGGAAGTTTACGAGACGCTTCATCCCGAGACGAAGCATGGCGGTGATCGCAAGTCATCTGATCGAATGGACAAGCTTGGCCATTTGATCCCGTCCTTCTCGGAAGTTACGGCAGAGAAGCTTGGTGTCTCTGAACGAACGGTCCGTCGTGCTGTCCTGCTGTTTCAGGGCATCGCCCCGGATGTGCGTCATCAGATTGCCCATACCTGGCTGGCCGATAGCGGGTCACAGCTGGATGCACTGGCCAAACTGACGCCGGATCTTCAGCGCAAGGTGCTGGCCGCCATTCCTCAACTGCCGGATATCCGTCAGGTCGGCGAGATCATGCGCCAGATCGAGGGCAAGCCCAAGCCTGAGGCGGCGGGGAAGCTGGGGAAGTTTCTGGCCTTCTGGCGCAAATGCGACCCGGAAGAGCAGGAGGCGATCATCCGCCATGCGGCTGGCCAGATGCCTTCTGTCGCTTTCGAGGCGGCGTGGGAGAAGGGATCGACCTATCATCGTGAGACGATCATCGACTTCCTGTCGCCCATGCTGCCAGGGGCTTTGCGGAGGGATGCGGCATGAGCGCGGGAAAACGCAATCGTGTCACGCGACATGAAAGTGATGCGGTTCTTCGCGCTCTTGGCAAGGGGCTCAAGATTCTGCGCCACAGGCGCGGCATGACCGAGCAGGAGTTAGCGGACTCCGTCCGTGTAACGCGCCAGGCCATCAGAAACGCTGAACTGGGTAATCACAGCATAGGTGTCCATCAATTCCTGAGGATGGTCTGGGAACTCGACGCCACCGACGCGGAGATCCTAGAGCTTCTGAGGCTAGATGCCAAAGCGCGGGAGGCAGCCTGATGCCGACCATTCATGCAAAGGCGCAGATGGATCTGCTCGACTGGGCCGCGCCTGCCGCGCTCGCCGAGTTCGATCCGCGCCTTATCCGGGGCAATTCGTTTCAGTCGCGCTTGAGCCGTGCAGTGTCGTTGGCCTGTGACGGATCAGGGATGTCGCGCCCCGAGATTGCCGAGGGGATGAGCAGCTATCTGGATGTGAAGATCTCGCTGAACATCCTGAACGCCTATGCCTCACCCAGCCGGGACGATCACGTGATTTCGGTGCCGCGCTTCGATGCGCTGCTCCATGTCACGCGAGACAGGCGGCTTCTGGAATTCGTCGCTGCCGATCATGGCTGGGCGGTGATTGACCGTCAGTATCTGCCAGCCGTCGAGCTGGCGCATCTGGAACAGCACAAACGCAATGTCGAGGCCCGTGTGCGCAAGCTGCGCGCCGGTGTCAGGGGAGTGCGCGCATGAACCTCGCAGAAACAGGCCATGCCTGGTTCACCCTGGCCGAACTGGCCGGGATGGGATTGCCAGACGTGCCGACGACAAAACGCGCCCTGCAGCACCGCGCCAATGCACAGAACTGGCTCGCCCCAGAAAAGGAAGGCCTGACGTGGCGCAAGCGCAAGGGTGCGGGCGGTGGATATGAGTTCACGCCTTACGTTCTCCCGCTCGCAGCTCGTGCGAAGCTGGCTGTGGCTGCTCACAAGGCAGCGGAGCCGACGCAGGCCGAGAAGCGCGAGAAGGAAGAGCTGTGGCGCCGATACGAAGCCCTGCCTGACGTTCACAAGGCCAAGGCGATCAAGGCTCTGTCTGTCATCCAGGCGGTAGAGACACTCTGCGCCTCGGGAACACGCAAGACCTACGCCATCATGATGGTGGCGCAGGAGGCCGGGGTAGGTCACACGACCATCAATAACTGGTATCGTGACCTGCGCGGGCTCAACCGGTGCGATTGGCTTCCCGCACTTGCGCCGAAATACAGCCGCTTTACCGAACAGGCAGAGTGCGCTTCGAGGATATGGGATTTCATCCGCACGGATTATTTGCGCCCGGAAAAGCCGAATTTCTCGGATTGCTACAGTCGTGCCGAAAGCCTGGCAAAGGCAGAAAAGCTGCCGATACCTTCAGCAAAGACCCTGATGAGGCGCTTTCAGAAGCTGAATCCTGCCATTCTCATTCTTGGCCGTGACGGACAGGAAGCGCTTACCAGGAAGTTTCCACCCCAGGAGCGCGACCGGACGTTTTTCTATGCCCTTGAGGCTGTGAACGCGGATGGTCATGAGTGGGATGTGTTCGTCAAATGGCCGGATGGCACAGTGGGCCGCCCTGTCATGGTCGGGTTTCAGGATCTTTATTCGGGCATGATCCTGTCCTGGCGCGTCGATCGCTCGGAGAACACCGAGGTCGTGCGTCTGGCGTTCGGGGATATGGTTTCGGAATGGGGAATACCGGAGCGCTGCTACCTCGATAACGGCCGTAACTTTGCGTCCAAGTGGCTCACGGGCGGCACGCCGACACGATATCGCTTCAAGGTGCGCGACGAGGAGCCGGACGGGATCATGGTTCAGCTGGGGGTCGATGTGCGATGGACGACGCCCTATTCTGGCCAGTCCAAGCCGATCGAGCGTGCCTGGCGGGATTTTGCGCAGCGTATCGCGAAGCATCCGGCATTTGCGGGGGCCTATAGCGGCAATCGCCCGACAAACAAGCCGGAGAACTATGGCAGTCATGCTGTGCCGCTCGATGTGTTCCTCACGACGATTGCCGCTGAGATCCGCGAGCATAATGCCCGCACCGGTCGCAAATCCAAGACGTGCGGGGGCAAGCTCTCTTTCCTCCAGGCGTTCAAGGCGTCTTACGAGAATGCCCAGATCCGCAAGGCGACAGAAGAGCAGGCCCGTCTGTGGCTGATGGCAGCTGAATCCATCCGTGCCGACAAGGTGCGGGGCGAGATCAAGTTCGCGGGCAATCGCTACTGGTGTGAGGATCTGCTTCAGGTGCGTGGCGAGACATGCGTCGTGCGCTTTGATCCGCAGGATTATCACGCAGGAATCCATGTCTATCGTTCAAACGGGTCCTATCTGGCCTCGGCAGCGTGCATCGAGGCGGCAGGGTTCTCCGATCGGACGGCAGCGCAGGACCATAACCGGGCCCGCAAGCAGTGGAAGCGTGCGACGAAGGAAGCCCTTGCGGCTGAACTCAAGATGTCGATCGCGGAAGTGGCGCAGATCACGGCGAACTACACGGAAGAGAGCGACGAGCCGATCGAGGCGAAGGTTGTGCGACCCGTGTTCTCTCCCGGATCGGCCCCGACCCGTGGCAACGCGGCCCTCGCGTTGCTCGAAGCCTCGGAAGAGGATCTGTATTTGGAGAAGTATAACGAGATGGTTCGACCGGACCGTCAGCGTTTTCAGGTGATCAGTTCAGACGACTGACGCGAACGACTTCATTCGCGCCAGTCCCCAAGGTCCACAGGATTGAAATAATGAATATGGCTGTCATTGACAAGGGAAACGCCGAAATGGCGAGAGAGGAGCTGCGCGCTCGTGTCCGCACGGAACAGGCGCGCCTCGGCCTCTCACAGAAGGTGATTGCGGACCAGTCCGGCATGTCGGGCGGCACGTTTTCAGCGTGGTTTAACGGCACTTACAAGGGCGTTTACGAGACCTATGACGCGCTGATCGTCAAATGGCTCGAAAGCTGCTCGGCCCGGTCGCGCATTCGTGCCGTTCGTGCCAGAGCGCCGGAGTTCGTGCATACCCACACGGCGCGCAAGCTCATGGCGCTGATGGAGGCCGCGCAATACGGCCCCGAACTGGGCGTCGTCGCCGGTGCCGCTGGTGTGGGCAAGACCATGGCGGCACGGGCCTATGCGGGCCAGAACCCCAATGTCTGGATCATCACGGCAGACGAAAGCATGAAAAGTGCGGCTGCCACGCTGATCGAGATCGAGGATGTGCTTGGTTGCTCGTCCGAGCGCGGATCGCGCCGCGTGCGCCGTGTCGAGCGCTTTCTAGAGGGTCGCCAGGGTCTGATCATCATCGATGAGGCGCAGTTCCTCAGCACGAAGGCGATCGAGCAGCTGCGCAGCATCTTCGACAAGACACAGACCGGCATCGTTTTCATGGGCAATGCACCTTTGAACGATCGCTTCGGGGCGCTGGGTCGCCTGCCAGATCATGCGCAGCTCTTCTCGCGCATTGACGAGTGGGAAATCATCAAGGGCCCGGTCTCTCAGGACGTGGATGCGATCCTCGATGCCTGGGGCGAGCTCGACAGCGACGTGCGCGAGGCATGCCGCGCCGTGGCGGTCCAGCAGGGCGCGCTGCGCTCCATGAACAAGGTGCTGCTCAAGGCTTCGACCATGGCGCGTGTGCACAATGCCGAGACGATCAGCGTCGATGACGTGAAAGCAGCTTGGAAGAAGCACATGACGGGCGAGATGCCCGTTTTTCGGAGGGCAGCAGCATGACCTACCTCGAAGACCTCCCTCCGCTTGAGAAGCTCGCGGCAGTCGATCGGGCACTGTTCTTTCATCGCACGATGCCCTTCGGGCTTCACCAGACGCCTGGTCACCGTCGCGCAATCAGCCAACTGGATGATATCCGCGACGATCTGCTCGATCTCGGTGGCGATCTCTACTCCCACCCGGAGGACGCGCAATGAGCGAGATTATCACCAACCTCGATCACTTCCGGAAGGGACGCACATATTGCGCCAAGAGGTTCGTTGTGGCCGCCTCGGGCATGACGTTCGAGGTCGCAGGCACCTTGTGTGGCGCAATGAACATTGCCCTGGTGTTTTTTGACGGAGCGCATGTCACGGCAAACATTGCGCCGGAAGAGGCGCGAGTTCTGGCGAATGCCCTTCTGCACAGCGCTTCCGATGTCGATAAAAATTGCCTGGGCGATAATGACGCTTTGCTGATGTGCGGGTCGAGGCATCCCGTTCGAGAGGATGCGCCATGACCGACGCCGTATGCGGGCTGATGGTGCGCTATCTCATCAGCATAGCGATCGTCCTGATTGGCCTGAGCCAGCTGTTGGCATGGGTCCGATGCCGCGAATTACAGGCCAATCTTCGGCTGCTCGACGAACTCAACGGACAAAACAAAACAATACCGGAGGCCACAATGGGCCGACGCGCGCAGGGAGAACGGGCATGACCCAGATTCATAACCGCCCGGCGAACGATGCACCGCCTCGCCGCCTTGCGCAGGGCAGAAGCTTCGGTCGCAAAGACAACAAGGTCTCGTCCGCTGCGAAAGGCAGCATGCATTCGAGAATGCCATGCCGCCTCTGGGTCAGCATCGGTTTCGATGACGAGACCTTTGCCGAGTTGCGCACGATCGCGATCGCGGAAAACCGTTCGGTGAATTCTGTTGTGCGTGAGCTCGTCGAGTTCGGTCTCGAAACACGCAAGGAAGGAGGTCAGTCATGACCCAGCACGAACAGAAATCGGAGAGCATGAAGTTTCTGGCGCAGGAAGAACTCGAGACAGCTGCGGTTCGCGGCAGAGTGGAAATGTATCGAAAGCGAACGGCGTCGATGCTTCGCGCCATGTCGAAAGCGATCGATGCGAAAAACGCCGAGATAGAGATGCTTGAGGCACGTATCGCTGAACTGGACTCCCTAAGATGGGAAGCGCGGGTGCTGCTAAATCCTCTATTCGCGGCGATTAAGGAGCTGGAGCAAGAAAATATCTTCGTGGGTCAATTCGCACCGCTGTCGGAAGAAGGGGCAACTGCGCGCGGGAATGATATTATCGAGCGCCTTACGATCTCGTCCGAGAAGGTTACGTCTGCCGCCACGGCTTTTCTCGATGCAGGTGTAGCATGACCCTCTCCCCTCGCGACGCCATGCTTGCCCGCCTCAAGTCCTGCGCCGAGGGCACAATCTTCGAGCAGCAGGAACGCCTAGAAGGCACAGCAATCGCCATCCGGCAGATGATCCGCAATCATGCGCCGAACGCAAGCGCATCGGAGCTCGCAGGAATCGTCCGCTGCTTCCCAGAAGCCTTTTCCGGAACGGTCGAGCGTCGCGATGTCGTGGCCGAATTCTTTGACTCATTTCCTGATGACCTGCCCGCGATGCGTATTGCGGAAGGTCTGGAGAATACGCATGCACAAGCTTGATATTCCGAGCGCTCCGCCCGGACCTGGCATGGGGCAGGAGCTTGTCCGTCTTGGGACGGAGATGCTCGCGCTCAAGGGAACGATCACCGCCGCCGAAATGCGGGCTCTGGCCAAGTATCTGACCCAGGCCGGCGCGCAGCATCAGCGCGTTGTGCTGCGTGCGCAGGTCGCGATCGAGCGCATGGTGCCGGTTCTGGAGACGCATCCCGGCGTCGTGCTCCCTCCCGTGATTGGAGTGGTGTCATGAGTGAACGGTCGAAGATCATCCAGCGCATCAAGAAACTGATTGCTCTTGGTGCATCGCCCAATGCGAATGAGGCGGCGGCCGCAATGGCGAAGGCCCGTGCGCTGATGGCGGAGCGCGGTATCGATCAGTCTGCGATCGATCTGGCGGAATTGCACGATGTCACATCCAGTTTCACGGCATCGCATGCCCGGCGTGCGCCTCGATGGGACGGTGCGCTGCGAGGCGGGATTTCCCGGGCATTCGGTGTGGCCGTTGTCAGTGACTGGGTTGGAACAAAACGTCGCGTCATTTTCTATGGCGCGTCGGCTCGCAGCATCCTTGCAGCCTATGCCTATCAGGTTCTCGGGCGTCAGTGCGCCAAAGAGAGGGCCTCATACTTCAAGGGGATGCGTAAATCGATCAAGCGCGCCACACGCATCGCGCGGGCCGATCACTTCGCCGAAGGCTGGGCGGTCGCTGCCTTGGCCCTGCTCGATAAATTCAAAACCGACCCGAGGGAACAGGAGCTCATCACACAATATGGCGCACTGAAATGGGGGCAGATTGTTCCTGCTAGTTTGCGCAAGGCGCGTGCTGTTCGAGGCGTCGAGGATGCGGTCTCGGCCGGATTTCGATCCGGCAGCAATGCACGCCTCGATGTGCCTGTGGGCGCGGACACGCAGAGAGGGGGAGTGATCGGTCATGGCTGAGAAAATCGATTTCGCCACCCTCTGGAGGAAAGCCTGTGCAGGCACGTCCTTCGGGCGGCCTGAAACCAGCGACCTTCTTCGCAAGCTTGCCATGCAGGCTCTCGTCAAGAACCCGCCCAATACCACGGCGGCTTACATGGCCGATCGCTTGAGGAATTTCATTTCCGGGATGGATCAACGACATGCAGAGCAGGCGAGAATAGTGGCTGCTTTCCTGCGCTCCCTTCCCCCCGGCACCCCCATCAAAACAGTAGTGGGAGGGCTCTGGGTATGATCGACCCTATCGATATCGAGACCGACGAAGGCACGGTCGAATTGCTGGATAAAATCCGGGAGCGCGCTGAATTCCTCGTCGGTGGCCTTCAACAGCCCCGGCTCCTTCTGTCCGAGATTGGGGAGCTTAGCTATCGCTTCCTCACCAGGCCCAGAACGCACGATGAGCCCGACGACATCGACGTAGCCCTCGCGGCCGGAATGGCCGCGCATGCCTCTGCTCTCGCCATTCTCATGGACGCTCATCACCGCCTTCTGACGAAGGCTGCTTCTGACGCTGCCTCCCAAACCCGCCACTGACACAGGAACGTAAATCATGAACACGATCGTCCAGAACGACACTGACACCCTGACCCGCCCCGACGGCCGCAAGATCCCCAAGCGGGCGATCTCGGCGCTGCGCATCCTCGAGCATGAAACAGCGGAAGAGATTGCCGCAATTTTCGAGGAAATCCGGGCCTTTAACGAGCGTAAAAAGGAGGAGATTTTCGAGAAGGCGGGGGCATACCGGGATCTCGCCTACCAAGAGTATGGTGCACGTGTTGGCGGCAATGCCGGGGGCATGACCATCAAAACCTATGACGAGCGCGTCAATGTGATCATGGCGCAATATACCTACCAGTCCACCACATCCACGCTTCCGATCGCCCAGGCGCTGGTGAACGAGATCCTCGACGATCTGGTGGAAGGGTCGAGCGACGATCTGCGTGCGATCGTCAGCGAAGCCTTCGCCCGCGATGAAACCACGGGGCGCGTGAACGTGCAGAAGATCGTGGGGCTGGCACGTCTGGAACTAGCGCATCCCCGCTGGCCGGAAGCGCAGCGTGCTCTGCGTGATGCGGTGGCGATCTCTGGTCGCAAGCTGGCGGTGCGCTGCACCAGGCGTGATACGCCGGAAGATGCACCCCGGCAGGTTGTCGTCGATTTCTCCAAGCTTTGAGGGGCATATTATGAGTGTTTTCGACAAGATCTCAGAATTTGCATCCACTGCGGCGACCGTGGCATTTGTTGCATTCGGCGGGACTGTGATTCTGCTCGCCTTGAACGCCGCGAATGCGCGTTTAGCGCACACCTCCGAACTCATCACGGAAATGGTCAAATCCGGCGCATCGCCAATTGAGGCCGCCTGCGCGATCGGCCGTATCGATCACGATGCGCCTATCTGCGTCATGCCGCTCATGAGCGCGACCCCGGCGGATGGACCGCTGCCAGAGACGCTTTCGCCTGGCGGCAGCCATACGGGAGATCCCACATGACCCGCCGCCCTCATTTCGTGCAGCACGTTTCGGCCAATCCCGGCCGGAACGTGATTTACGCCAAGCTGCACATTGCCCAGAAAGAGCTTGACCTCGACGAAGATAGCTATCGAGACATCCTCCAACGCGTGGGCGGCCACTATCACGCCAAGGACATGTCTATATCGGGTCTTGAAGCGGTTTTAGCGGAGTTCAAGCGCCTGGGCTGGAAGCCGAAGCCCGGCGCGCGCCGCACGCCGGACAGCGTCAAGGGTCAGGTCCGGATGATCTATGGTATATGGAAGGATCTCGAACCGCATGTGCGTGCGTCGGACAAGCTGGCGGCCCTCCGCTCCTTTGTGCAACGCCAGACAAAGACCGCTGCCAATCCTCAAGGCGTTTCAGCCCCTGAGTTTCTGGATGCAGCCCAGGCGAATAGGGTGATCGAGGGGCTCAAAGACTGGCTTCGTCGCGAAAAGGAAAAACAACGATGACCAATTTGCTCTCAAAGATCGAGCGCGCTCATTTCGAGATGCTCGAAATGTCCCTGCTCGGCCTGCGCCGTCAGACGGGGTCTATTCTTGCGACCGGACTGGAAGAGAACCGCGACCGGCTCGAGAGAAAGATCGGCGAGGTGCAAGCCTTATTCACGCTGCTGGCCAGGCACGGCGAGGTGTCGCAGGACGCCTGCGATCAGCATGCCAAGAACTTCTATGAAGCTTTGAAGGTGCGATGATGTCTGTTCCTGCCCCTGCCCAGATTGAATTCCTCGCCCAGGCAGTTGGCGACGAGGTAGCCTTGAACTTTATCGAGCAGACGGCGGGTAAACGGATCAAGGTGCCTAATCGGGCCGAAGGAAGCCGGATCGAGCTTCTTTACGGCACAGATATTGCCCGCGCCGTATGTCTGAAATATTCAGGCAGTTACTGGGATGTGCCGGGTTGCCGTGACTGGCGTATCCGTTGCTATCTGGCGATGGGTCTCTCGGTCAACGATATCGCGATCCGCACGGGTATATCGAACCGTTCTGTTTGGCGTTCGCTTAAAAAGCCTTATAGAGGCCAGAGTGCAATCCGCCCACGTTGCGTCGATGCGCGCCAAGCGACCCTCTTCTGATGCATGGGTCTGACACCCGTCAGGCTCTAACGCCAAGGCGCATGTCCGTAAAACGGGGGCATGCGAACCAACTTCCCCCTCATTGCCCAGTTCACTGCCTCGTATGAAGGCAATTACCAGGCTTCCCCGAATGATGCCGGGAACTGGACGAGTGGCCAGCTTCGCATCGGTCGCCTGGTTGGCACGATGCACGGAATTTCTGCCCCTGTAATGGTCCAGTGGTGCGGTGACGCAAAGCTCGTCACGGCCGAGACCATGAAATCGATCAGCATTGCCACCTATCGCGCCATCTATTCCGCGCTCTACTGGCGTCCGGTGGCGGGCGACGATCTGCCGGGCGGCGTCGATCTGATGCTTGCCGATTTCTGCTTCAATTCTGGCGTGCAGCGCGCCTCCAAGCAGCTTCAGCAGATCATCGGGATGTCGCTCGATGAGATAGACGGCAATATCGGCCCTGAAACACTTGCGGCACTCGCTGCCGTAAAGCCGGAGACGGTCGCGCAGTGGGTGCGTGGCCCCTATGCCGAGTGTTTTCAGAGGGATCTGGGCGTCACCGTGGACGGCAGGATCGGCCCGGAAACGCTCAGGGCTGCGGCGCAACGAGACGCCGCCCTGCGCATGGTGGTCTATGCGCTGGCCGGTCGCCAGGAGGCGGCTTATCGCAGCTTTGAAGCCTTTCGCCTTTTCGGGAAGGGCTGGCTGGCGCGGCTCGATGCCCGCCTGGCGCGCGCGCTTGAACTCCTCGAACCCCAACGCGCGATCGCGTGACGGTCATACCGTCGCGGACGCGTGGCGGCATGGATCTGATTGATAGGCGTGGACGGCGCGCTGATAAAATCCCCGGAGCCCTTCCATGAACTGGAAATCTCTTCTCTCGTCGCTTTCCTCGACCATTCTTGCCGTGGCGCAGCCTCTTCTGGGCTCGATCATCGCGGGCAAGGCCACGAAATACCAGGACATCGCTCATACCGCTGTTCGAAGCGCTATTACCAAGATCGACGGCGGCATCGACCAGCTGGCTGAGAGCTACAACAGGTTCCGCGACGACAACCCGGTCTATGTCGAGGCGCAGAATGAATTCCTGGGTCTCGCGAAAGACGCCGGGATCGTGATCCCCGACCTTGCTGTCGTTCAGACGCATCTGAAGGCCGCCATCTTTGATCTTGCGACCGGCTTCTTTCCGAATGCCCGTTTGACCAGCGCTGACTCTCCTTCGCCCGCCACTCCGGCCGCCTGACGCGCAGATCGATAGATGACCCCTCAGACACCCGCCGGATCAGTCGTTCAGGCCGCTGCGGCGGGTGCTGCTGCGGGGGCAGCAAGCAGTCCGACACTCGTGATCATTCTCCTTACTTTCGCCCTTTTGGCGATCGGCTTCTCGATCGTCGCCAATGTCGTCGTGTTCGGCAACCGTCGCCGCATTGAGCATTTCGAGCGCCGCGTGATCGAGCAGAATGATCGCATCACTGAAGAGATGGCCAAGCGTGACCGGCTTTTCGAGCAGGAATTTCAGGCGCGGCGGGATTCCGACGATCGCACCGCCCGCGCGATCGAGGGGCTGACCCACAACCTCAAATGCTACAGCGACCTCGTGGTGGTGATCGTCCGGGGTCATATGGAAAAGAAAGACACCCCATGAACGCCGTTAAACGCGCCCTCGAAGAAGATCGTCGCTGGTTTGTCCTGGACGCGGTTGCGCAGATGGAGACGCGCACGCTCAATGAGCAGCTGATCCTGCGCATGATCCACGGGATGGGGCGGCCTGTGAATGCCGAGGATCTGCGCAACGATCTCCTGCTTCTTGAGCGCGCTGCCTGTCTTGGCATCGAGAAGCTGCCACGCCCGACCGGTGGCGAGCTCTGGGTGGTCACCCTCACGACAGAGGGGCTGGAAGTGCGGGATTGCGTGCGCATCGTCCACGGCGTCGCCTCGCGCAAGCCGCTCTGAGCCATGACAAAGCGGCCCACCCCTCCCAAACCAAAGGACGGCGCTGCGCCCAGGCGCAAGCGGCGCACGGGCTATACCGCAAGTCGTCCCTCATCGATCGACAAGCTTCCCGACGAAATCCGATCGGTCATCCACCGACTGATTTCGGGCGGCGCCTCAGTGACCCAGATCACGGACAAGCTGGTCGAGCTCGAACAGGAAAATGCCCCCAGTCGCTCGGCGGTCGGACGTTACGTCAAGAACCAGAGGCTCATCACTGAACGGCTCAACCGCGCCGACGTGGTGGCGAGGGCCTATTTCCGGGAGCGTGGGGAAGAACCGGTCACTAATATCGCGCGCATGAATATTCATCTCATGCAGACGACGATCTTCGATCTGTTTTCCATGATCGGCGAGGATGGCGAGAACGGTGAGAAGGCTCTTGCCGACACGCTCATGAAGAACCCCAAGGCGATCCATGATCTGTCGAAATCACTCGATCACCTGACGCGCAGCGCCCGGAACGACCTCGACTACGAAAAAGAGGTGAAGGCCTTCCTACGCGCTCAGGTCGTTGCCGAAGCCAAGGCCAATATCGATGCGGCAGCTAAAAAGGCGGGCCTTTCCGCCGAAACGGCGCAGGCTCTCATGCAGGGATTGATCAAATCATGAGCGATGACAGAAAAACTGAGCAAATGATCCAGGAGCGCGGCCTCACAGCCCCACGGATCACGCCCGATCATATCGATGGGGTGATCGAGCACGCCCATTATCATCGCGTGCCGGGCACGACGACGACGCTTTGCTCTCTCGTGTTGACAAATGGCTTTGTCGTCACAGGCGAGAGTGCCTGCGCTTCCGCCGCAAATTTCGATGAAGATCTAGGACGCTCGATCGCACGCCGGAATGCCCGCGAGAAGATCTGGGCGCTCGAAGGTTATCTGCTGCGCGATCACCTCTATCGCACAGGAAAATAACCCATGAGCGCCGTTCTCATGCCGTATCAGACGGATTTTATACAGGCTGTCGAGGAAAATGCAGTCACGGTGATCGAGAAGACGCGCCGCGCGGGGTTGTCCTGGGCTGCGTCTTTTCTCGCTGACCTGAAGGCGGCGCGTGCCGCAGACGCGGCGGGCATGGACGTTTTATATATGGGCTATAATCTCGAGATGGCCCGCGAATTCATCGATTACTGCGCCGAACATGCGGCCATCATGCAGGTGGCAGCCTCCACGGTAAATGAGAGCTTCTGGCGCGACCCCGACAAGCCTGAAGCCGACACCAAGGTCTTTCGCATCGACTTCGCCTCGGGTCACAAGGTGCTGGCCCTTCCAAGCCGTGCGCGCGCCCTGCGCGGTATGCAGGGTCTGGTCATCATTGACGAGGCGGCCTTCCACGACGATCTGGACGAGCTGCTGAAAGCGGCTCTCGCTCTTCTGATGTGGGGCGGCAAGGTCGCGATCATCAGCACCCATAATAGCGATACCAATCCTTTTGCCGTGCTGGTCGAAGAGATCCGGGCTGGCAGCAAGCCCTACAAGCTTCTGCGCACCACACTCGATGATGCTCTGGCGGGCGGCCTTTATCGCAAGATCTGTGAGAAGGCAGGGGAGAAGTGGACACGCGAGAAGCAAGAGAAGTGGCGCGCCGATCTGATTGCTTCCTATGGCACCACCAAGGCTGACGAAGAGCTCTTCTGCATCCCTTCGCCCTCAACCGGTGCCTATCTTCCGCTCGCCCTTCTGGAAGCGCGCGCAGACCGGAACGCAGGCGTTGCCCGCTGGCAGTGCGACGCCCAGTTCGCGCTTCAGCCTGAGATGATCCGCACGGGCGAATGCGCAAAATGGTGTGGTGAGGTGCTGCTTCCTCTGCTCGATGCGCTTGATCAGAAGGCGCCTCATGTATTCGGCGAGGATTTCGGACGATCGGGCGATCTCACTGTCATCTGGCCGCTTGCGATCGACGCCGGCATGAAGCGCCGCACCCCGTTCACGATCGAACTGCGCAATGTGCCCTTCGACCAGCAGCGCCAGATCCTGTTTTTCGTGCTCGATCGCCTGCCACGCTTTCGGGGCGGCAAGATGGATGCGCGCGGCAATGGCCAGTATCTGTCCGAGGTCACGGTGCAACGCTATGGCGCGCGGGTCGAGGCCGTCATGCTTTCCGAGAGCTGGTATCGCGAGAACATGCCGCCAATGAAGGCGGCGCTGGAAGACGACAGTTTCAGCCTGCCCAAAGACCGCGACACCGTGGATGATCTGCGCAGCATTCAGATCGTGCGAGGCGTGCCGCGCATCCCTGACAGCCGCACGACGAGCAAGACGGGTAATCGTCACGGTGACGCGGCGGTAGCAGCCTGCATGGCCTATGCTGCAAGCCGCGCCGATATCATCGAATACGCGTTTGAGCGCGTGCCATCCCGGCCAGGTTCGCTCGACGGGAAGGTCAATCCGAATGCATGGCCGATCGAGCGCGAGATCGAGGCAGAGCGCCTGGGGCAACGTGAGGGCGCTCTTGGCCTCAGAGGGAGGGTCTTTTGAATTCAGCATCCATCATTGCGCTCAGTGCGATCGCGGCCGCCATCCTCGGTTTCGGGGTCTATGTCATCCACCTGGCACGCGGCGCGCAGGCGACAAAAGAGGCCAAGGAGGATGCTCGGGACACCGTGCATGCTGCCAACACGCAGCACGACATGGACGCGGCCCAGATCCAGGCTGAAGCCGATCCCGACGCACTGGAGCGCAGTCTGAAGGACGGAACATTCTGATGCGCGCTCTTCTTCTCGGTCTGTGGTGCGCATGCGTTGCCCTCAGCGCCTGCACGCCTTCCGCACCCTTGCAAACCTGCACGATGCTTGTGGCCTATAGCCGCCAGGATGACGAAGCGCTGCTGGCCGAACTCGCAACTCTTCCCAGAGATCGCTATCCGCAGGTGTGGCGCTACCTGAGGGACTGGGGTGCTGCGCGCGCTTCCATGCGACGCTGCACGAAAGGCTGAAACCATGAAGCTGCTCGACCAGTGGGGCAACCCCATCCAGCCGACCAGACTGAGCGAGCCTGTGGCGGGGCCGGATGTCTTCGGCAACCGGCCGGCCATCATCAGCACGCCCATCATCGGCCTCGACCCAGAGATGATGGGTGCGGCCATGCGCGCCGCCGATCAGGGGGATTCGCTTGCCTGGCAGACCATTGCCGAAACGCTCGAGGAGCGCGATCTGCATTATCTGGGCGTGCTGAATACGAGAAAGCGCACGGTCGCCCAGCTGCCGATCACGGTCTCGGCCGCGAGCTCCGACCCCGAGCATGAGAAGCACAAGGAATTCATTGAGGCCTGGCTGCGCGATGAGCTCGTGGCGCACATGCTGTTCGATATGCTGGACGCGATCGGCAAGGGCTGGAGCGTTCATGAACTGACTTGGGCGCTCAATCCGGGAGAGAACAGGATCGTCGATGCCGTGTTTCGGCCCCAGCGCTGGTTCGATGTTTCGAACCAGGACGGCAGCACGATCATGATCCGCGAGTTCAATGCGACCCCCATGCCAGCCGTGGTGCCTGGAGGCGTAGACCAGGTCGGGTTTGTCGCCCTCGATCCGCGCAAGTTCGTGGTCCACAAGCATCCGAGCTGGTCAGGTCTGCCTTTGCGCAGCGGGCTGACGCGGGCCGTCGCCTGGGCATCGATGTTCAAGGCCTTCGCCTCCCGCGACTGGACCCTGTTTGTCCAGGCTTATGGATTGCCGATCCGCATGGGCACCTATCGCCCCGGCGCGAGCGAGCAAGAAAAATCCGTCCTTCGGCGCGCCGTCTTCGATCTGGCAGGAGCCGCTGCCGCGATCCTTCCCGAAGGCATGAAGATCGAGTTTTACGAGCCCAAGAACGGTGCGGGCGCGAATGATATCCACCAGCGCCGGTGCGAGTGGCTGGATGCGCAGATCAGCAAGGCGGTGATCGGTCAGACGGGCACAGCGGACAGCAAGCAAGGGGCCCATGCCTCGGGCGCGATCCATCGCATGGTGCAAGAGGATATCGAGCGGGCCGATGCACGACTGGTGTCGCGCACGGTCAATATGCAGATGATCGAGCCCATGATCGCCATGACATTCGGGCCGCAAAAAGCCTATCCCAAGATATCGATCGGCCGGCCTGACGAAGTGCCGATGGATATCGTCACCACAGCCTTGCAGTGGCTCGGTCCGCAGGGCCTCAAGGTCAAGGCAGCCGAAGTCAGGGATCGTCTTAATTTCACCGATCCCGAGGAAGGCGATGAAATTATAGGAGGGCGCCCCTCGTTACCGCCTCCAACGCCTCCCCATGATCTGGGCGCGCGTATCGATCCGGCTGAGGATCGGCCCGGAACAGTGCCTCCTGCCACCATCCGCGATCTGCCCACCGATGCAGAGGGCAAGTCTGTCACCGCCAGTGCGCGACCGGTCCAGACCCAGACGACGCGGCACAGCGCTCTGGACCACGAAGCGATTGGGCGTATGGTGCATCGCTTCACGCAGGCACAGGGACCGGGCATGGTGACAGCACTTTCAGAGAGCAATGCGAAAGCGGCCGCCCATGCCATGGAGGCGATGAGCGCGCCTGCACGTGAGGCATTTGGCAAGGCAGAGAGCTTCGAGGAGCTGGATGCCATGCTGAAAGATCTCAAGCTCCCCAGCGACGAACTGGCCGAAGTCATGGCCAAGGCCATGCTCGTGGCCGAGCTCGCGGGTGAGTCGACGATCCTCGATCATATGATGGCGCAGCCGGCAAAAGGCCGCGCCTGATCCATGGCCGATGACGATGCCATCCTCAAGGCGGTCAGGCTCCCCCCGAATGATGCGCTTGCCTATTTCAGGGGCAAGGAAAACGTCTCTACGGCGCACTGGACCGATCTGTGGCATGAGGCCCATGCGCGCGGCTTCATGGTGGCGGGAGCGGCCGCTGACGCACTTCTGAAGGATCTGCGCGCCGCCGTTGACAAGGCGATCAAGGGTGAGATCGTCTTCAAGACGTTCCAGAAGGAATTCGAGGCGATCGCCGAGCGCCATGGCTGGAAGTATAATGGCGAACCCGGCTGGCGGGCGCGGATCATCTACGACACCAATATGGCCACGGCTTATTCAGCCGGCCGCTATCGGCGCATGTCCACGCCGGTGGCACGCGAGATGTTCGCTTACTGGCGCTACCGGCATCATTCCTGCCCCCATCCGCGCGTGCAGCACATGGCCTGGGACGGGATGATCCTGCGTAATGACGATCCCTGGTGGAATACGCATTTCCCGCCCAATGGCTGGCGCTGCCATTGCGATGTGGAAGTCGTCTCCGAAGACATGCTCGAACGCAATGGCTGGACCGTCGCGGACTCACCAAAAGTCGAGATGACTTCCTGGGTCAATCCCCATACCGGGCAGGTGCATCAGGTGCCTGTCGGGATCGATCCGGGCTTTGGCTATAACCCCGGCAAGGCATGGGAGGATAACGAGGCAGCACGTGTGGGGCGTCCAGCGCCGGTGCTCGTGCCGGAAGGGCTAGTCAAGTTTCCCCAAGATGCGGTCCATCCCCTGGCGCCGCAACCCGAAGAGGCACGTCCGGATCTGGCGCGGCCCAATCCCCTCTCGCCGGAGCAGCGGCGGGTTTCCCAGCGCAATGCAATCGATGCTTTCATGCGTATGCCTGTCGGCCGCGCCGAGGTGGGAACGGTGCCTGAGAAGGCGCGCCAGGCATTGGGGGCTGCGACACCGCATGTCCTGCTTTCGGAAGAGACGCTCGAAAAGCAGAACCGCCACCATCCCGAGATCACGGCCGAGGATTACGCAAAGCTCCCCGATCTGCTTGCCAGCCCGCATATCCTCGCCCAGGACGGCGTGCATCACGTGCTGTTCTTTCGACGGGACGGCCAGGATTATCGTGCGGCGCTCAAGGCGGAAGTGGATCGGGGCGACGTTCATCTCGTATCCTTCCATCGCACGACAGCCGCGGCGATGCGCCGCGCGCTCAAGCGCATGACGATCCTCGACGGATCGATCGAGGATCTGCTCGGAGCCGAGCTGACGGCGAAACCGGATCTGGAAGAAGGGGAGGAATAGACGACGCGCTGGAGGGGCCTGCCAGGGAACCCCTCAAAGCGATCCCGATCCCCCCGAGCGGGGACGGTCCTACGGCAGGCAGAATATCACCGTGTCGCAGCGCGTCGCCTGACGTCCTCATAGCCCAAGGAGAGGCCGAGTTCCACCATGGCGAGCATTACCATCACGGGATCGTTCCAGCCGATGCGCGAGGCGCTGACGCGGATCGCCGCGATCGGGCGCGATCCCCAGCCTGTCCTGGCGGCGGCAGCACTGCCGCTCGAAGACAATGTGCGGCGGCGCTTCGATACTGGCACCGACCCCAAGGGGGTAAAGTGGTCGGAATACGCGCCGCTCAATCCTCTCTATGCCGGCGACAAGAAGGGGCCGGGCATTCTCAACGAGACGGGGGAGCTACGCAGGACCATTACCTCTTCTGTCGAGGGGCATTCGATCGTCATCGGTTCGCCGCTGGTTTATTCGACCATCCACCAATTCGGGGGCGTCATCAGGGCGAAGAATGCGCCCGCGCTGTTTTTCGTCATGGGTGGCAAGAAGTTCCTGCGCCAATCCGTCACCATCCCGGCGCGCCCCTATCTCGGCTTCTCGTCCGAGGATCGGGAGGTCATTGTCAGCAAGCTTTCGGAGTTCTTCCGCAAGGCGGTTGCGGGCTGATCGGCGCATCGGTTGGCATGTCGGTTTTAAAACGCCGCTAAAATCGATTTAAACGGGGTAGAAGGGCGTTCACCTTCTGCTATCGTCCGAGTGGGGCCAAAACCCTCAGGACGGCTCTGAGGGGCGTTTTCTGGAAGGTCGGCTTCGGCGGGACTGAAATCCGTCAGTCTCTACTGCCTTCGTCCATTCCCGCATTCTGTGCGGGATGACAAAGACCGTCCAGATCACACCCGCGCTGAACGCGCTTCCTCCGGGCCAGGTGCCCGAGTGGATGCACGTCCTGCCTGCCGGGCGCTTCACCGGCCGCAACGGGGTTGGCCCGTTCGTGCTCGATGACGCGCAGGCCGTGATCCAGGCGTCCCTGGCAGATGGAAAGATCGCAATCGATGTAAACCACGCCACAGACCTCAAGGGCGCGCGGGGTGAGCACGCCCCGGCCGTCGGCTGGATCTCAGCCATGGAAGCGCGGGCTGATGGCATCTGGGCGAAGCCGCAATTCAACAAGGCCGGTCGCCACATGATGACCGAGCTCGAATATCGCGGCGTCTCGCCCGTGATCGACAGTGCTCCCTCGGGCCGTGTCCAGCGCATCCTGCGCGTGGCGCTCACCAACACGCCCAATCTCGCCCTCACCACATTGCACAGCTCACAGACATCGGAGACGAGCATGGACCCCGAAGAGATCCGCGCGCTTCTGGGGCTCGCCCCTGACGCGACGGACGATGAACTGCGCGCCGCCCTCAAGGCAGCGGGCTCGCGCACCACGTTGCATTCCACCATCGCCGGTGTCGTGGGCGTGCCTGCCAATACGGATCAGGCCGCGCTTATCGCCGCCCTGACCAGCAAGATCGGCGGCGATAGCGCGGCTGTCGCGGCTCTTAGGGCCCAGCTGGAGACAATCCAGAAAGAGCGCTCGCAGGATCAGGCATCCCAGATGCTCGACAAGGCCGCAGCCGAGGGCGTCGTGATCACCCAGGAGATGAAGGACAGCATCGTTACGCTGCACAGCAGTGATGCGAAGCTCGCCGCCAATATCGTGGCATCCTGGCCGCGCACGCACCTCAATAAGGGTAGCGTCACGATGCACTCCGTCCAGGCAGCAAAATCGGGTGGCGTGCTCGCTGACAGCCTGGCAGCCGGTTTCGGCATCGATGCCGCCGACCTGAAAAAGGCGATGGGAGATCGTCATGGCGCTTAAAGCCGATCGCGCCCTTGTGCGCCTCGCGGGGCCGCGTGCCCCGGAATTCGCCAATTCGGTCGCGGCCGGTTTCGTCGTCTATCGCGGATCGATCGTATCGCTCCTTTCTGACGGCACGATCATCCCGGCCGGCGTGGCCGCGCCCGCAGGCGTGAGCGTGGTGGGTAATCCAGGCATTTCCTCGCGCTATCAGAACAACCTGCCCAACCAGAATATCGTCGGCGATAATTATGGTCCCGGTCCGGTTCGTATCGAGCGCGGCTCCTGGGCGCTGCCTTTCGATGTTGCGCCTTCCTGGGCCAATTACGCCGCCCCCGTCTATGCGATCGACGATCAGACCGTTTCGCTGAGTGACGGATCGTCGCCCGCTGTCGAGGACAGCACCGGCAAAGTAACCACGCCGGCCGTCGCCGCCACGCGTCTCAAGATCGGCGTTCTTGCCGGTTTCGACGAGCGCGGCACGCCCTTCGTGACGATCTGAGGATCAGGAAGCCATGGACATCACACCCCAGAACATCAACGCGCTGACCACGACCGTGAACCTCGCCTTCAACAAGGCGATCGGCGCGGCTCCCAATCGGTTTCAGCGCTTTGCCATGACCGTGCCGTCGAAGGCCGGAGAGAATTTCTATCCGCGCCTTCCTGAAATGCCCGGCATGCGCAAATGGATCGGCCCGCGCGAGATCCACCAGCTCTCGACGTTCCAGCGCTACACGATCGTCAACGCGACCTATGAGGAAAGCTTCGCCATCCAGCGCGAAGATCTCGAAGACGATCAATGGGACGTGTTCACGCCCTATATCAACCAGTTGAGCATGGACGCGGCCGAGCTGCCCGATCAGCTCTGCTTCCAGGCGCTGGAGAACGGCAACAAGACGATCTGCCTTGACGGGCAGTATTTCTTCGACACCGATCATCAGGCGGTCAATGCGGCCGGTCAGCCCTTCACCTATTCCAATATTGGGACACCTCAGCAGGGCGAGACGGGCGGCGCTGCCTGGTATCTGCTCTGCACGACGCGGGCCATCAAGCCGATCATCTTCCAGCCGCGCCGCCCCTTCGCGGTCACGGCACGCACGAAGCTGGATTCGGACAATGTGTTCGAGAACAACGAATTCCAGTGGGGGGTGGATGGTCGTTGCGCCGCAGGTGTCGGGTTCTGGCAGTTCGCCTATCGCTCGACCCGTCCGCTGACCATTCAGAGCTTTGGCGATGCGCGCGCCGCCATGGCCTCGCTGTGCCGTGCGGATGGCACCCCCTACGGGATCGTGCCGGATCTGCTCATGGTGCCGAGTAATCTTGAGGCGGCCGGACGCACGCTGCTCAAGGCGCAGCTGGCCCCGCTCTCGGCGGGCAACAGCTTTGCGACCGGTACGAACCCGTGGATCGGCGCTGCCGAACTGATGGTCGCCGAGCGTCTTTCCCAGCTGAACGGATAATCCCATGGCCAAGACACCCAATCGCGCCCAGTCGGGCGCACAGGACAAAGCCGCCGCTCTGGAAGATACGATCCAGGGCGGAGGAGGCGAGGCCGGACATGCTCATGGTGCTGATATGGGCAGTGCGCCGGAAAGCGTGCCCGCCGGTGGTGAAGATGATGAGATCCAGCGTCATTTCCCACATTCCTCCGATCTCAGGATTGGTGCGGACGGGCACACGCTTTCTCTGCATCGCGATGAGATCGATGAACCGTATCGGAGCGCCCAGCAGGAAGCTCACGAGCAGCGCATCGGGGTCCATATCCTGCTGCCGAATGGCCGCAAGCGAGCCGTGCATCCAGGGAGCCTGATCATCACGTGTCAGGAGCCCGGTTTTCGTCGCGCCGGGATCGCCCATCCTGCTTTCGCGGTCCATGACGAAGGCCGTTTCTTACCAAACGAGATCGCTCTGCTCCGCAATGAGAGCAAGCTGACGGTCATCGAGATCGGCTGAGCGAAGGAGCGCGCGCGATCATGGCCTATGCCACGCCAGACGATCTGATTGCCCGATACGGGGAAGTGGAGATTATCCAGATCTCCACCCCGGACGGGCAGGCGATGGATCAGGTCAATACGCCTCTGGTTACGATCGCGATCAATGACGCTTCGGACATGATCGACAGCTATCTGCGTCGCCGCTACGTGACGCCCGTCGCAACGCCTCCTCTGGCCCTGACGCAGAGCTGCTGTGCGATTGCGCGCTTCATGCTCTGCCAGATGGGCGGCACGACAAGCGCCGAAAAGGTCAAGGATGCCTATCAGGCTGCGCTCTCCTGGCTGCGCAAGGTCGAGGACGGTTCCGTGACGCTGGATGGCGAACTTCTGCCCAACACAAGCCCGAACTGGGCGGAATTCCAGGGACGCGAAAGGACCGTGCGATGCTGGTCATGAACCCTGCGCCCGACGCGACTGAGATCCAGGCATTCCAGGCGATCATTTCGGGCGGCGTCACGGGTGCAGCATTCCAGGCAATCCGGACGCAGCTCAAGGCTTTTTTCGATCCGGCCTGGTTCTCCCATGCGGTCATCCCGGCAAAGGTGTCGCAGGCCACGTGGAAAGACATCACGAGAACAAAGAACCTGATCGGCCTGGGCTGGTCGCACTGGTCGCCGGAGAGCGATAACGCCGGCACCTTCCGGGGCACGCTATCCTTTCCGCTGATCCTGATGGTCTCATTTCCGGAGCCCGAGCAGCGCTATCTGGGCGCGCAGATCGGATCGGGCGCCTACCTGCCCGGCATGATGGGCATGCAGGAATACGCGATCGCAGCGCTTCACGGCTTTACGATCGATGATATCGGCACGTGCCGCGTAACGCAGGTGAGCAGCACCGAGCTGGCTGACTGGAACCAGGACGGCAAGGCAACGGTCGTGCTCGAAATCACGATCCCCGATGTCGCGCTCGATCTGCCGAGCGTCACGGCAACGCTTAATGATTTCCTGCGCCTGCAGGAGCAGCTGATCAGCGACCAGACCGATCTCGGCACCACAACCATTACCGTGAGAGAAGAATGAGCCCCATGAACGTCAGCACGGCCAAGGATCGTGTGGTCAAGGATCTGAGCGGCAAGCCGGTCCCTGCGCAATTCTCGGTCGATCCGACCGACCCGTTCTGGGCGCGGCTGATCGCTGCCGGCGATATCGTCGAGATCAAGGCAGACCCGACGCCGTCAGAGTCAAGCGCCGCACCGGCCGCCGGTTCAACGGCCAGTTCGACCACCGCTCCGTCGAACAGTGCCTCGACGACACCCACCCCGGCCGCATCCGCAGCGAGCCCGGGCTCAAGCCCAGCCAAGAAGGATAGCGGCTCGTGAGCGAATTCACGCAGATCCCCGGCATCTATAACGTTCCGGGCGCCTATACCGAGGTGCAGTTCACGCCCCCCGACACTGTTTTCGCAATGCCGGTCCGGGTTTTGTTCATCGCCATCCAGCAGGGACTGGCAGCGGCCACGCTCTATCAGAACGTGTCTGCCAGCCGGATGCAGGCCACGATGGGGATCGGTTCTTCCGCCTCGATCGCGATCACCGCATTCAGTGCCGCCTGCCCGGGTGTCGCGATGGATGTCCTCGCGCTTCCTCCCGGCGCTGGTGCGAAAGCCTCAATGGCAACGATCGCTTTCAACGGGCCGGCCACCGCTTCCGGGACACGTGCGCTTTATGTGGGCGGTCAGCGCGTCACCTTCGGAGTGTCGTCCGGCGATACGCCCGCGATCATGGCTGCGAACTTCCTCTCCGCCTATGGCGCAGGAACAACCTCGACAGTGCTTGCTCAGACCGGCCTGATCGCGTCTGCCACGCTCTCGCCGGACGGCAAAAGCACGGTTGCGAACAGTGTCACCCTGACGGCACTCGAGCCAGGTCAGTATGGCAATGACAGCGATGTGCGGGACTCGCCCTATGTCAGCGATGCCGTCGCCGGCGCCACGCTCGATATCACGCCCGCCGGTGGTGGTGCGGGTGCACCAAGTATCTCTGCCGCTCTCGGGCTGATTTCGGCAACCTGGTACACGGACATCGTCACCCTGCTCTATGACACGCCCAATCTCCAGACACTCGCCCAGGAGGCGCAACGTCGTTATGGCGCGATGGTCAAGCAGGATGCCCGTGTCTATGCCGCCCTGCGCGGCAGCTATGGCAGCCTGCTGGCCGTAACGGCCCAGCTCAATTCGATGCTGCTCAATTTGATCGGGGCGCAGAACCCGATGTGGACGCAGGCCGCGATCGCCGGCGCTTTTGCCGGCCAGTGCTGCATGTCGCTCAATATCGACCCCTCCGTGCAGCTGCGCGGTCTCACCCTGGACGCAGTCGCCGGCATGGGGCCGCAGGGGCTCGATGCCTTTATCCCGGCGCAGCGCAATGTGCTCCTGGGCTCTGGCATCAGCACGTTTACGATCGGCTCTGACGGTACGGTCTCGCTCGAACGCGTCGTGACCACCTATCAGAACGCGGCCACGGGTGTTCCCACAGGCCTGCCGCAGGACATCATGGTGCCCGCGATCGCCAGCCGCGTGCGCTACGATTTCAACGATTACGTCGTCACGACCTATCCGCGTGCCAAGCTCGCCCAGAACAATGCCGTCTCGGCAAACGTGCCCAATGTGGTGACGCCTAAGACCATGCTTGGGGCCTGGGCGGCACGCTGCAAGCTCTACGAGACCAATGGCTGGATCGAGGATGTGGACACGCTCGCCGCCTCGGCCTCGTTCAGCATCGATACCACCGATCGCAACCGGCTCAATGCCGTGCTGCCGATCAAGCCGATCGGCGCGCTGATCGTCGATGCCAATATTCTTCAGGTTCAGGGGTAAACGATCATGGCTGCAACTGTCGGCATCGTGCGCCTCTGGTGGGCGGGCACACAATATAATGTGGTCAAGGGCTCCTCGATCCGCCTGTCGGGCATCAAGAATGTCACGCAGGTGGCCGGGTATCAGGCCTTTCGCAGCGCCGAATTCCAGGCTGGCGAAGTCCGCGCAACCCTGCTCATCGCCAAAGGCATGAAGCTCTCATCCCTGATGCCCGGAGAAGAGCAGGAGCTTCAGTGGCAGGCCGATACCGGCCAGCTCTACACCTCGCCGGACGCCTTCATTCTGGATGCGCCCGTGCTCAGCGATGACGGCGGCAAAGCGCCCGTCGTCTGGAATTTCTCCTCCTACATCGAACTGGACGCAAGCTGATGGATTTCGATCCGACACGCCCCTCTGTACATCACGAACACGCCCATGTGACGCCTCAGGTGCTCGAAGCAAGCGAACGCGCCGACAAGCCCGTTACCGTCGATATGCGCCCGAAGCTGCCGGAAGGCGCGCGCTGGAACACGGATGGAACGGTGACGATCGCACTCGATGAGCCGGCCGGAATCACACGTCGCTCCGGTGAGCACGAGGATATCGAGCAGATCCGCGAGATCACCTGTCGCCGTCTGCGTGGCGGCGACATGATCGATGCCGTCGATGCTGAAGGCGCGTCGGGGCGGCAGCTGTTCCTTCTCAAGCGTATGACCGGGCTTGAGGATATGAAGGGTGAATTGTTCATCCGCGCCTTGTCTCATATCGATTACCTGACCCTGGTCGAGGTGCTTGGCGTTTTTACACGGCGTGGCCAGAAGACTGGCCGGTAATTCTGGCGGCTCTGGCGCACACGCTCCATTTCGACGAGGCAAGCCTGTGCCGCATGAGCCCAAGGCGGGCGCTGTTCTGGAATAACGCGGCCAACGCGCTCGGCGAACGTATCAGAAAAGAGAATGAGGCCCGGAGCTGATGTCGGACTCCCTGCACACTCAGTTCCGGATCGACCTGGCAGACGGCATTTCCGGACCGATCGACAAGATCATCGGCATGCTTGCGCGGATCGACCAGGCGCTCAGCCGCGTCGGAGGGACCGATCCCTTCGACAAGATGTGGGAGCCAATCGAGCAGACCACACGCGCCACAAATACTTTCTCAGAGACGATCGGCCGCGCCGAGGCGTCCATGCAAGCTGCCATGGGGGCGACAAGCGCCTTGGGCGAGGGGCTATCGCGCACGGATGCCAGCGCGACAGCAACGGCCGAAGCCATGGGGGCATTGGCAGGCGCGGCCGATCGTGTCGATCAAGCATTTGCTGAAGGGAACCAGGCGCACGGGTTTGACAGACTGCATGAGCCGGTCGAGCGTGCCGCCCAGGCCACGCGCGCTCTCGATGAAGCGCTCAGGCGCACCGATGCCTCCATGGCGTCGGCAGAGGGAAACACCCGTGTTTTCGATGAAAGCCTCGCCGCTACCGCTACCGGTGCGACGGAGGCGGGCGATGCGCTCAACCGCATGGGTCAAAACGCCCAACGCGCCGCCGAGCAGGCAATGTCAGCCATGCGCGCCGTACAGGGCACGCTTAATTCAGGCTATGGCGCATCGAGCAACGGCGGAGGTGGATTTTCGTCGGGACCAACTGGATCGAGGGCTTATCTCGGGAATGTTCATCACTCCCTGGAGAATGTGCATCGCTCGGTCGAGGAAGGCATGGGCCGGGCCTTCGGCGCCGCAGCCGCGGGCTTTGGGCTGATTGAGCCGGTCCACGCGGCAGCCGAATTCGACAACACACTCACCCATATCGGCATCGGCCTTGGGTATGATGGTGACGCGAACCAGAAATTCGCAGCAAGCTACGGAACGCAGATCAACCAGCTGGCACGCGCCACGTCCCAGCGTGGTGTGGATCTGGCCGATGCGGCAGGCTTCTTCAGTCGTGAAGGCTATACAGGCGCCAAGCTCGATGCGGTCCTGCCCACAGTCGCCCATATCGCCACTGCCTATAACGCCGCGCCCGAAGCTGTAGCGAAAAGCACCTTTGCATTGCAGGAAAACCTCGGCGTCAGCGACAAGGCACTAGGAGGGGCTCTTGCCTCGGTAGCCATCGCGGGCAAGCAGGCAGATTTGCCCTTCGAAAAGCTGGCGCCCTTGCTGCCTCAGGTTGCGGCTCAGGCCGGGATGCTCGGTGTTAAAGGCCGGTCGGGGGTTGATGATCTGGCAGCGCTTTTAGCGGTTGCGCGCAAGTCAACGGGCACAGAAGGCGAAGCCGTCACCAATACGCGTGCCTTCCTTCAGGCCATTACGAGCCCGCATACCGCAAAGCGCTTCGCAGAGTTCGGCGTCGATCTCTTTGGCACCGAACAAAATGCCCGCGCCAAGGGCATCGATCCCATGATCGCCGTGCTTCAGCAGGTCAACCGCATCACTCACGGCGGCACTGACGCGAAGGCCCTGGGCACTCTTTTCAACAATCAGGAAGATCGCGCATTCGTCACGGCCATTCTCAAGCACATGGATCAGTATTTTTCGATCCGGCAGAAGGTGGCGGGCGCCGATCAGAGCGTTATCGACCATGATTTCAACACGGGCCAGCATTCGACCCTGAGCGAATTAACGGCGTTCGAAGAGGCGCTAAGCCAGGTTCTGCGCATCATCGGCGAAGGCTTTGTGCCGACACTGCATCTGCTCACGATCGGGCTGCATGGTGTGATCGATGTCATGGAATGGATGCAAAAGCACACGCCTGGCGTGCTCCCGGTGATCCTTGGAATCACGAGCGGCCTTATCGCTTTTGCCGCCGTCATGGCAGCGTGTGGAGCGGTTCTGATCCCGCTCAAGGCGGGTTTTGGCCTGATTGGGGCTGTGCTGTCACCTCTGCGGTTCGTGATCGGTGCGGTAGCCAGCGCGCTGGAGATCTCTGTTGGCGCTTTTGCTGCCTTGTCGGTGGGCATTCTCGCCGGCGTCGCTGTTCTCGGCTTTGTGGCCTATGAAACCTACAAGCATTGGGACGCGATCAAAAAAGCCTTCATCTCATTCGGTGGATGGCTCGAGTCCTGGGCGAGCTGGCTCTTGCATCTGGGGTCGCATGGCACGCCGGGATCGACAGGCAAGCAAGTCGCTATGGTGGGTGGGGCGAATATGATGCCACCCATACAGCTTCATGTGACGACAGATCACGGCGTCAAAGTAAAAGCCGAGCCCCATCCAAAGGTTCAGGTCACCAAGGTGGCAGGCACCGGTCGTATGATGGATAGACCATGAGCGGCTCTCTCTCCACAGCCGGTCTCGGCGAGATCGGCGCTTCCACGCTCTCCAGCCTGGGAGGCATTGCCGGGCTGGCCAGCTCGGCGCTGGGACGCATTCTCACCACGGCCTCGTTCCGGGGCGTCACGTTCTTCATACCCGATGTACGTGAAGCGGGCGGCCGACGCGTGGTTCGCTGGCTTTTTCCCGGACGCGACATCCAGCGCTTTCAGGATTTCGGGGCGATCGAGGGGCCGATCCAGATCACCGGCCTGATCATCGGCGATGATTACGTCATCCGCGCCCAGCGTCTGCGCAAGGCATTCCTGACCGCAGGCCCGGCTACACTGGTCCATCCCTGGTATGGTCGCCTGCGCGTTCGTCTGGCCGAGCAGCCGCCCGAGATCTCCTTCTCCGATCGCGAGATCCGCGTCGCACGGTTTACCGCCTCTTTCTATCGTGACCCGGAGACATCGGGCGCATCCGGGCTCTTCGCGTCCATCACGGATACGCTCACCAATCTGATGACCCAGGCGGATGCGCTGGTCGATGAAGGTATTCTCGCCTGTCAGGGGGTGCTGTCAGTGCTGGCTATCCCTCTTGCGCTGTCGGGTGCTGTGGGATCGCTGATCAGCCAGATCACCGGGGTCTGGGATGGCCTTCTCGGGAATGCGCCGCAACCCCTGCAAGATGCGACGGCTGCGGCGCAAGTCACACTCGCCAATGGTGTTTCTCCGCCTTTGGTCAATGACGATACGAGCTACGCCGATTCTGTCTCGACAGCATTTGCCGTGGTGCCCGCAGCCATAGCCTCGGTGGCCATGCCGGCTCAGACAGCGGCCATAGCCCCGGCCTCGATCGTCGCGAACGGTGTGACGCTCACCGTCGCGCCAGCTACGATCGTCACGGTCCTTCTGCAAGGTGCGTCGAAGATCGGGGCGGTTGCCGTCAGCACGTCCCAGACCAGTCAGGCACCCGCCTTCGTGCTGGCCCTGGGTGTGGTGGCACGCATGGTCACGCTCGCCCAGGCCGTGGCCGCTTCGACATCGGTCTCCTATGTCAGTCAGCCTGATGCCCTTGCCGCGCGCGATATTCTCATTGCGGCCGTCGATGCTCTGGGCGCGGATATGGGCAATGCCGCCGCCGCAGGCGCTCCGCTTCCAATGTCGTCCATGTGGGGCGCGCTTCGGGATCTGCGGCTTGCCATCCTCGCCGATTTCTCGACCACCATCGGAAGACTGCCTCCCGTCATATCGATTGCGACGACACGTCCCATGAGCGCCTGGACGCTGGCCTATGCGCTTGCTGGCGACACACCCGCCAATGTCCAGACCACGTTCGATGACATGGTGGCGCGCAACAACCTGATCCACCCCGCCTTCGCCGGTCCTGGCGCGGTGCAAATTCTGGAGCTGAACTGATGAGCGATACCAAGACCGTCTCTCGCCGTCCTATGACGGTAAAAATTGCGGGGCGCATCCTCCAAACCTGGACCAGCTGCGAAGTGGGGCGAGACCTCGCCGATATCGCCGGGTCTTTTCGTATCCGCTACCTGGACGAGGTGCGCTCGGCCGAGCTTCTCCGTGAGAGCCCTCCCGAGTTCAGTGCGATCCGTGAGCGCGATCCGGTGGAAATCTCGATCAACGCAGATGTGGTGCTCAAGGGATGGGTGGACGATATCAATCTGACGGCCGACGAGCATACGGCAGAGGCCATCATCAGCGGCAGAGACGTGACAGGCGATCTCGTGGATTGTTCGGCCAACCCAACGGGGCCGGGGGAGTACCGGCAGATCCGCCTCGAAAGTCTGGTGGGCCATCTGACCAACCCCTACAAGATCACCCTCGATCAGCAGATCGAGACGGGAGCGCCCTTTACCCTGGTGGCGCTGGAGCCGGGCGACATGGTGATGGATGCAATCGAGCATCATGCCAGGCAGCGCGGCGTGCTCGTGACATCCGATGGAATTGGCAAGATCGTGCTGACACAAGCTGGCACGACAAGGGCCAGTGACAGTTTGAACTTCCCAGGCAATGTGCGCGGCATCGAGGTGCGGATTTCCTCACGTAATCGCCACTCCGATGTCTGGGTCAAGGGCCAGTTCAAGAGCCAGTTAAGACCCGCCAAAACCACGCTTGATGCGAATGCTGCGCCGCTTTCTGCAGCCCCGTCACAACCCCCGGCCGCACCATCGCACCGCAAGGTCGAACTCGCCAGCACGACGCGCTACGGACATTGGGTCGATCCTGAGGTTCAGCGCTATCGCCCCCGGGTATGGATGGCCAAGACGCAAAGCGGCGGCTCGGTGGCCACACAGCAAACGACGAACCCGCCACTGGACAGCACCGCGCAGGGCCTGAGCGACGAGGTCGGGCCGCCGCTCGCCTTTCATGCCGACACGCGCCACAAGAAGCGCAAGGCGACGAAGCCCCGCGAGGACGCCGACCCCTGGACCTTGCAGGATCAGGCGGAATGGCGGGGTCGCACGACGCGGGCGGGATCTACGGCCCATGTCTATATCGTGCCCGGTCTTCGCAACAGTAAAGGCGATCTGTGGCTGCCCAACCAGCTCGTCTCGGTGACAGATCTCTATAGTGGTCTCACCCAGGACATGCTGATCGGTGCCGTAACGTGGGTGGCCTCCGACCAGGGCTATGAAACGCGGATCTCGGTCGTGGCGCCCGATGCCTATAATCTCAAGGGGGATGAGGATCACACCCGTGCCGGTGCACGCAAATCCTCGCATCTCACCGCGCGATCCCTCATAGGGCGAAGCTGATGCTCACGGCCTTTCACATGGCGCTGCGCAGTCTGTTCTCACGCGGCGTGATCGCCGATATCGATGATACGGGCGGCGATCAGACCGTGACGCTCGACACGCATTACGGGGTAACGCGATCGAGCGTGCCTGTTCATCACCCCTTTGGTCTTGCAGCCCATGCCCCCCATGACGGGGCTGTGACCCATGTCGTCGCCAATGGCAGCGATCCGGCCGATCTTGTGGCCTTGCCGCCCGCGAACCCTTCGGTTGCCCGTATGGGCAATCTCGCCGAAGGTGAGGTCTGTCTCTATGACTCCATGGGGCAGAAGCTCTATTTTCAGGGCGGCAAGATCGTCAGGGTCGATTGCGCAAGTGAGTTGCAGGTCCGCATCGGGGGCACTACGGTGCTCGATGTCACGAAAGACCGGATCTACACGCCGCTCGATATCCAGACGGATGGCAAGATCTCGGCCAAGGGCGATGTCGTCGCGGGAACGGTAAGTCTGCAAAACCACGTCCATAAGGGTGTGCAGGCCGGTTCCGGAACGAGCGGTCCACCCCAGCAATAAGTTGGACTGACACCCGTCGGACCTGTCATCGGCATGCCGGTGTGACACTCTTCACCCCATGTCGGCCGCATCCTTTTCCAGCATGAAACTCGGGATCAAACCCGGCCCGGGCGTGATCGATCTCGTCATCGATCCCGTCGGGAATGGGCGCGGACGTATCGCGATCGACCGCACGCCAGCAACGCCCCTCCTGGTCGCGCTGTGTTCTGATCGGCGCGCGGCGAGCGATGATGTCGCACCCGAAATGCAGACAGCGCCGGCAGGAACCCAGGCGCCGCTTTTTTCCCGCAGAGGATGGGTGGGTGACGTTCTCCTGGAAGAAGGTCAACGCTTTGGGTCGCGCTTATGGTTGCTCTCACGAGGGCGCGCCTCGGAAGCGACCCGTGTCGCAGCGCTCGATTATGCCAATGAAGCGGTTGCCTCGATCGTCGATTATCATGGCATCGAGGTGGATATCGACGCTGCCTGGTACGACAAAAAGCCGGGTATTTTGATCATCACAGCGCAAGCGCTGGGTCTTTCCGTCAATGCGCCGGTGACGACGCTATGACTTTACCCATCCCAAGTCCCGACACACTTGCCCAGCGCTTTGCAGCGGCGCTCGCGCAGCAGGAATTCACCGCCTCGGACGGGTCTGTGGTGCGTCTCGATGCGACAGCGCCCCAGACGCTGGAGCAGGCGCTCTCCATCATCAGTGCCCTCGACCTCTATCAGGTCTATCTCTATGCCCGTGACATCGGGCTTGAACTGATCGTCTCGACATCCACCGAAAGCGGCTTGCTACCGAACCATGCCGAGATATGGGGCGTGCCGCGAGAAGGCGCGTCTTCTGCTATCGGCAATTTCATCTTTGCTACGTCTCAGGCCGTCGATATCCCCGTAGGAACCCTAATCACGATTGACGGCTCGACCCAATGGGCCGTGACGACAGCAACCGATATCGCAGCCAACGCAACTTCATCCGTGCCGGTGATGGCAACCAGTGCAGGAACCGCTGGCAATCTGGCAGCCAACACGGCAGCACAGCTCGTCTCGCCGATAGCCGGCGTCGTTTCGATTGTCTCGGATCAGAGCGGGATTGCCGGCGGGGCTGCGATCGAGAGCGCTGAAGCCTGGAAAGCGCGGATCATCAGCGTCATCCAGAACCGGTCGAGCGGCGGCACGCTCGCCAACTATGAAACATGGGCGTTGGCTGCAGGCGCCGCCTACGTCTATGCGGTGCGCGCCTATGACGGTCCAGGAACCGTTGGCATCATTGTCGCCATGGCAGGGCCGACTGCTCCCACACCCGCTCAGATCGTGGCCATCCAGACCTATATCGATAGTGTGCGACCCGTCCGAGGCAACGCCACCGTCCATTCGGCGCAGATCGTCCCTCAGAATATGACGATCGCACTCAACCCGGACACGAGTGCTGCGCAAGCCGCCGTTCAGGCTGCGCTGGCACCGGTTTTCCTGGCGGCCGGCATTGGGGGAAAGAATACGAGCGGCCGCATCACAATCGCCGCTCTCGAAGCAGCCATCGCAGCGGTCGCAGGAACACAGAACACGCTGATTGCCCCCGCAAATGATCTTGCGGTGCCGACCAATCAATTGACGGTCCTGGGGACGATCACCTGGCAGGCGGGAGGCGCATAGTCATGACAATGCTTGCGCCCCGCACTGCCGATCAGATCGCCACGCAATGGGTTGAGGAGCTAACGCCGCCCGGCAGTTCCTGGTCCAGGGACAGGGCGACGAACCTTGCGGCGCTGTATCAGGCCCTCGCTATTCCCCGCGCGCAGCTCGAAGCCGATATCGCCACATTGACTTCCGAGATATGGCCTGGTTCTGCCGTCACCCTGCTGAGCGACTATCAGTCCCTTCTCGGACCAGATCCGCTCGGCCGCGATGTCGGAGATCTAAGCCAGGCCCAGCTTCAGCAGCTCCTGGGGCAACGCTGGGTCGCCTCTAGCGGGCAGACCTTCGAGTTCTACGAGCGCATGGCCGCGAGCTATGGCGTCACGATCACCATCATCGAGCCCAATCCGGCCATTTGCGGCCCGGCGGTTTGCGGCGAGGCAATCTGTAGCGACTACACGCTGCGTTTCTACTGGATCGTCAACATGGATCAGGACAGCGCCAATCTGCGCGCAGCGATAGCCTTGAACGCCCCGGCAGACACGATCGTCGTCTTCATGGTGCAGGGGGTATATGTCTGATGGATCGCACTCAGGCCAGCGGCTACATCCTCAACGCCGCAGGAAAGCGCATATATGGAGACAAGATCCCCGGACAGGCACAGGGGACAAGCCTGATCGCTGCGGACCGTACGGCGACACAGGAAGAAATCGTCGGGGCTATCGAAGCGTCAGGACAAACGCCAGATAACGGCAATCTTGCGCAGCTTCAGGCCGCCATCAAAGTGTTGGGGAACGCGCCCGTCTGGTCTGCCGCCTTTGCCAAGCTGATCGGCGGATACCCGAACAGGTTTCTCGTCCAGGATGCGTCGTCTGCAGGAGTGTTCTGGATCTCCACTGCCGACAATAACCTGACCGTCCCTGGCGCCCAGGGCGCCTCATGGACCAACATGCTCGGCGATTTCCTCCGGATGAGCCTTACGACAGACCAGAATGTCCTAGGCCCGGTTACTTTCGAAGAATCCCCCGTTGTCCCGCTTCTCGCTACTAGTGCCGACACGTATCAGGCCGTCAGCGCGGCATGGGTCAATGCCGTCCTCGCCAATTACCTGAACCTTGTCACCACAAATGCACAAACGGTAGCCGGTGCAATTACGTTCGAAGCCTCCCCAGTTGTCCCGTTGCTCGGGGCTTCAGTTAATACGTACCAGGTCGTCAATGCCGCGTGGGTCAATAGCCAGCTTGCCAACTACCTGAACATCAATGAAACGACGCAGCAGGAAGTGGCGGGGCTGGTAGGGTTCCAAGTTACCCCTACGGTCCCGACGCTGGCAAACGGCACGAAGACCGATCAGGTGGCGACGACCAAGTTTGCTTGCGGCACCTTCAGCCCCGGAAGCTCGGGCTACAAAATCCACCCTGACGGCTGCATAGAGCAATGGGGAACTTACTTAACAGAAGCCTCTTCAGGGGCAGCGGCTCTCCATTTCCCCCTAGTGTTTCCGAACGTTTGCGAAGCTGTTGTGGTTTGTGAAGCCCGCGCAGGCGGGTCATGGGGGTCCAGCCAGCCAACGGTTCACGGCGTCAATGACACGCCAGGTACTGGCGGGTTTGTTGCCGTAACCCTCGGCTGGAATGGCTCTACCTTCGCTGCGACCAAAGCAACCGGAAATTATCGGGCAATAGGATATTAACATGGCTCAGAATTATTATTGGTCTCCTTCAAGATCTGCGTTTTATCCCGTGGAGATCAAAAATCTTTATGTGAAGGCGGGGTCTTTCCCGAGCGATGCCGTTCTGATCGATGACACCTATTTCACAGAGTTTTCCGGCCAGGCTCCCGTGGGGAAAATGCGAGGCACCGGCCCGGATAACCTTCCTGCGTGGGTAGATCCGACAGAAGAAAACAAAGAAGCTGCGGGGATTTTGCCCCCTGGACAAACACAAACGTCATAGGATAACCGCCCATGACCTGGCGCCCATCAGCGCGGATCGTGCGTCCTGGCGACGACGTTGCCAAGATCATCGGTAGCATCGTCTACTCATGATCAACATCGCGGCCTTGTGGGAAACGTGGAGCGGTCCAGGAGGCGCCGTGATCGGAGGGTTCCTTACCTGGGGTGGAACCGTGATCCGTGCGCGTTTGCAGGCACAGCGCAACCGCTTGGACGCAGGACAGCAGGCCCTTACCCTTGTCGATCAGAGTCAGAAACAGCAGGCGATGCTCTCAGCGGCGCTTGAACGGTCGCTGTCCAACGAGCTCTCTGCCCGCGCCCGGGAGGTTTCGACTGGTGATCTCCTGCAAGAAATTCACGTACTCCTCATCGGTGCCAGACTGAGATGTCACGATGTCGAAATGCGTTTCGGCCTACCGCCTACCAAATTCCCCCTTATCCCCGCGTTTCCATGGCGAGTGACACCAGAAAGCGGCACCGCCCAGCCGGTGATGAGCGCCGGAGGCGCACAGGAACCGGTCCTTAGAGCTTCTTCAAACAGCGTTTAAGGGGTGTTTTACGAGGCTTGAAAAGGAGGCAATTTGGCCAATCGGATCGGTCAAAAAGGGTTCCAACTCCAGTGTCCCGTTGTTCCAAGATCGGTGTCCCGCTTCAGTGGTCCCACAGGGCCGCCTCGAGCGGCGCGCTATCCCACACGCCAGCACTGACGAAGTGATGCAGCCGATCATACGGAACCTCGCCCGTCCGGGCCGCGATCGGCTGGATGCTCTTGCGATC